GAGCCCGCCTGAACCGCGATCTGCGGATTCAGCGCATGATTGTCGTTTCAAGTACCAACTTGACTGCTGACTTGATCGCTTTGCCTTCTGACTATCTTGAGATGCGGACAATCACATCTGATAGTCCTCCTGCTCCCATGCAGTATGTTTCGCCATTTGAGCGCGAGCGCATCAAGCTGGCAAACGCCAGCACCTTTCAGCCGATTTATACCATCACTGGGGATGCCATTGCTTTTGTCGGGCCAATGTCGGCTTCCGACAACCCCGCAAGAACAGTCACCCTGACTTACTACAGCAAAATTCCTAACTTTGCAGCAACCAACACCTCGTGGCTGGCCGACGACTATCTCGACCTCTACACCTACGCTGTCCTGCGCCACACGCCTACTTATCTCAAAGAAGATGAGCGCGTAGCCATGTGGAAGAATGAGTACGACGAGACGCTTGCTTCTGTAATTGCGTCTGAGGCTGGTCGCCGCTACGCCGGAAGCCCGCTTCGCGCACCGATGCCGGGAGTTGTTGCATGAGCATGACTCCAGCTATGATTATGGATATGCCTAGCGCACCTATGGTGATAGTCCATACCACCTCTGGGCGCGGCTTTACCCCAGAAGAAGTCGCTTCTCGTTGTGTAGACAAGTTGATGTCGGTCGCTGACTCGGCTCCTCCGGCTATTCGCGCACAAGCCCACGCCTTCAAAATCCAGATGGAAAAGGTCGTTGCGTCCTATATGCGCGAGGCTATCGCCAGCGACCGCACAACTGTGTATAATGCGCTTAACAATGCTGGTCGCCCAGACCTAGCTGACACGATCAGGAGACTCTAAAATGGCGTTCACTGGTAACTTTTTGGCTACATCTTTCAAGACAGAACTCTTGAAAGGTTGCCACGACTTCACGCTCACCACTGGCGATGTGTTCAAGCTGGCTCTCTACACCAACAGCGCCTCGTTCACGGCGGCTACCACGGCATACACGGCAACCAACGAGGTTGGCGCGTCTGGCTCCTATGCCGCTGGTGGCGGCACGTTGACGAATATCACTGCGGTTAACTCAGGGACAACGGCGTTTACTGATTTCTCTGACCTGACTTTCACCACTGCCACCATCACTGCCCGTGGCGCGTTGCTTTACAATTCAACCCCAAACACCACTTCGTCGGCTGGTTTGACGAACCCAGTAGTCGCCGTGTTGGATTTTGGCGCGGACAAAACCTCGACCGCTGGTGACTTTACCATCCAATTCCCCACCGCTGACGCGACCAACGCCATCATTCGGATCGCATAAAGTGGGGTCGCTATGCCAACTGGATACTTCGCAAAGGTAGTCGACGGCGTTGTCGAAGCTGTTATCAGGGCTGAACCTGAATACGTTGCTGGAAATCCTAATCTTTTCCTAGGAAACTGGGTAGAAGTTTTGGAGGCGGATCATTACCCAGCCATTGGTTGGGCATGGACGGACGCTGATAGGTTTATAGAGCCTCCGCCACCCCCTGACCTTACGGCAGAATAGAGATGACTGTAGCAACCGGGGGAACAGTCACTTCGGCCACGATAGGTGGCGTAACCTATACTGTTCACACCTTCACAACTTCAGCTAACTTTGTTGTCACCACTGGTGGCAACAATATTGAATATTTGATTGTTGCTGGTGGCGCTTCCGGCGGCACAGTTGGCAGTTTTGGCGGCGGTGGCGGTGGTGCTGGCGGTCTGCTGAACAATGTCGGATCACCGATAAGCCTGATTGCTGCGACATATCCAGTTGTGGTCGGCGGCGGCGGCGCTGGCGTAGGTGCGCTAAGAGTTGGTAACTCTGGCGTGGCATCTTCATTTAATGCCTTGGTCGCAGTCGGCGGCGGTTATGGCGGCGGCAGCGGGGGCGTTACACCCGGCGGCGCTGGTGGTTCTGGCGGCGGCGGCACTGGTAACAACGTAACTGGAACTTTTCCTGCTGGTGGCGCTGGGACTGCGGGCCAAGGCAATAACGGCGGCAATGGCTTTGGCAGTGCAACAGTATCTCGACGTTCTGGCGGCGGCGGCGGCGGCGCTGGTGTAGCTGGAACTAGTGCTGGGTCTACACAAGGTGGAGCGGGTGGTGATGGCCTTCCGTTTACCTTCGCAACGGCTTCAACAACATATTACGCTGGCGGCGGCGGCGGCGGACAGGCAAGCAACCCCGGCGCTGCTGGCTTAGGCGGCGGTAGTGCTGGCTCGTCTGGAACGTCAGGGGCCGGAACCAACGGGCTGGGCGGCGGTTCTGGTGGCGGTGTAAGCGGCACAGGCAAGGGCGGTGACGGCGTTGTCATCATTCGCTATCCCACGCCAGTCTCAGTATCTGTTTCTCTGACTGGCATTTCGGCCACAGGTTCAGTCGGTGCTGTAACTACTGTTGCCAATGCGGTTGTGTCTGTCACTGGCGTAAGCGCGGTTGGTGCGGTTGGGTCCGTCGATGTTGTTCAATCAACAAGTGTAGCCCTTATTGGTGTCAGCGCGGCTGGCTCAGTCGGTGATGTCGCCATTGCCGCAGCATCAAATACATCCGTCACTGGTATTTCGGCTACAGGATCGGTTGGGGCCGTGACTGTCGTTGGAACGGCAAATGCGGCTGTTACTGGCGTAAGCGCGACCAGCGCAAGCGGAGCCATAGACGCAACTGGAACGTCAAACACATTTCCTACTGGTGTAACCGCCACTGGGGACATTGGCGCTGTGACTACTATCGGAAAGGCAAACGTATTTCCTGCTGGTGTAAGCGCGGTTGGAGCAGTCGGTGTTACAGCGATTGTCGCAGGGGCAAAAGCGTTTGTTACTGGCATTGCGGCAACAGGTCTAGTTGGTGTTGCATCAGTCTATTTAAATTTGCGTGTTTTCGTAACTGGATTGCTGGCTACTGCTTCACTCGGAGTGGCTCTAGCTAAGACATGGAATGTCATCCCAGACCAAAACACGACTTACACGCCGATTGATCCATCAGGCGCTGCTTTCACTCCGCAAAGCCCACAAAGCCCGACTTACACGCCAGTTGCCCCAACAAGCACTTCAGGTTATACTCCTGTGACGCCAGCTTCCACGGATGTCTGGACCCCAATCACTCACGGCATAAGGTGGGAATAGATGGCTGATACAACAACGACGAACTACGCCCTCGTAAAACCAGAAGTTGGGGCCAGTTCGGACACATGGGGGACTAAAGTAAACGCGGACCTTGATGCGGTCGATGCGCTCCTTGGTGGCACTGGCGCACAAAAAGCCAAGCCAAACCTGTCTGGCGGTCTGTGGAAGATCGACGGCACAGCCGTCACCCCAACTGCTGCCGAACTCAATAAGCTGACTGGGGTTGTCGCCACCCTGACTGCGGCAGAACTTAGCTTTGTCGATGGCGTCACTTCTGCCATCCAAACCCAGCTAGACGCCAAGCAAGCTACTGACGCTACGCTGACTGCATTGGCAGCATACAACACTGCTGGCCTAATCACACAGACTGCCGCTGACACATTCACGGGCCGCACGATTACGGGCAACTCGTCGCTGACTGTGACCAACGGCGATGGCGTGGCTGGTAACCCTACGCTGGCCCCGATCCTCGCATCGCAAGCCGAGGCTGAAGCTGGGACAGATGCAAACAAGCTGATGACACCTTTGCGGGCGGCACAGGCTATCGCAGCATTATCCGTTCCGACAACCGCCCAGGTGGGCACGGCAACGGCTGGCCTTAATGCTGGAGATGTCGGCTCGTATGCTTGGCTCACAAATCAAACAGCAAGTACATCAATAGCTGCTGGCGCAACAGTAGCCGGGTCTGGCTATGCGTACCACGGCGGCTCATTTAGAAATGCTGTAGATGCTGCGGCACATTCGACTTGGGGGGCAGCACCCAGCGGAACTTGGCGGGCTATGGGTAGCAGCGGGACATACTCTGGGCGCAACGCAACCACAATTTTCTTGAGGATTTCCTGATGGAATACCGCAACGCAAAATACCTAGATGGCGCTCGCATTGATTGCGAGATCAACCATCCTACTTACGGATGGATACCATTTACTTGTGATCCAACTGACACTGGTGCGGTTTTTGACGTTATTGCGTTGTTTGACGCAATGGCTGCTGATCCGACTACCGCTTCCTACGTCCCGCCCACGCAAGCCGAACGTGACGCAGCGCAAGCAGAAATGGTCCGCGCTACACGCGACAGCATCTTGGAAAATGGGGTCGATCCCATTGTTTCAAATCCGCTGCGCTGGAGTGGCATGACCGCAGCGCAGCAAGCTGCATGGGTAGTTTATCGCCAAGCCTTGCTAGACATTCCGCAGCAGTCAGGCTTTCCCCACAATGTCGCTTGGCCGACGAAACCATAAGGCAAGATTATGCAGCAGGAGATGGACTTAATGGAATTGGCGAAACTCCTGCTGCAATTTGCGGTGATCCCAATCGTTGCCTTCGTGTGGATGCACTACAAGATGACGCAGGGCCACGAGACAGAAATTGCTGTCATGAAGTCAGAATACAATCTGACCAAGCAAGGCCACGACCGCGAACTTAAAGAGATCAAGGACGGCTTTGCTAACGTCCTAAAAAAGCTGGACGAAATCCAAATGGCGATGCTGAAATGAGCGTCAATCAGGCTACCATTGATCTGATAAAGCGGTTCGAGGGCTGCAAGCTGGTTGCTTACCAAGACATCGTGGGCATCTGGACTATCGGATACGGCACAACTGCGGGGGCAGATGTCGGCGTCAAGCCAGCTTACGGCATGACGATCACGCAAGAACGGGCAGAAGACCTGTTGAGGCAGGGCGTGGACAAGTTCGCAAATACAGTGGACGCGCTCATCACAGCTAAGATCAACCAGAATGAGCGCGGTGCGTGTGTGTGTTTGGCCTACAACATCGGGACAGGCGCATTTGCTAAATCCACTGTACTGCGGGAACTGAACGCTGGAAATAAAGACAAAGCTGCTGCTGCTTTTAGAATGTGGAATAAAGCTGGAGGGGAGGTGGTCAAAGGTCTGGTCAATCGCCGTGAGGCGGAGATCGCGTTGTTTCTGACTCCAGTCAGTGCTGATATGCACACTGTCACCACGCCGGAAAAGGCTGAAGCAGAATCAGTTTTGGCTGCAATCTTCCACGCCATTGTGGCGCTGCTCAAAGGAATGAAAAAATGAGTGCTTCTGAAGTCGGCGGCGTTGCCCGCGCACTAGCATCTGCCCTTGGCGGCTACTTGGTCGGCAAAGGCTTCATTGATAGCGAAACTGCTACCACTGTTGGCGGCGCTGCTGCGACGATCATCGTTGCAGTCTGGTCTGTGATCGCCAAGCGCAAGGCATGAGTTCTCTCATTGCCTCGCTGCTGAAACCTATTCTGACTCTGTTTGCCGCGTGGTTTGCAGGAAAGTCAGCAGGAAAGTCAGCAGCGAAAATCGAGGAGTTGAAAGGCTATGCCGAAACTTCCAAAAGGATCAACTCAGTTGGGCCTGTGCCTGACCCTGACGCTGCTGCTGAGTGGCTGCGCCGCCGCGCTGAACGACAGCGCGATCTGTGATGGCACGGCGCAGAGCCGTACATCCCATGCGGCGGCGCTGGCGGCGGATGGTGGCCCACGCTCCTTGGTTACGGGGGCGCTACTGATCCAGCAGATCGACGCAGGATGCAGTAAATGACACCTCGTCAACGTGAAAT